TACCACCACCAACAATGTCTTTCGGGAACATACCAATTTCTTTGTATGTATGATTGACAACAACCATAGGGATATCTTTGATTGTTAAATGTGGTGTTATCATTCTAAACAAAGATTTCATTTGTTTAGCTCTAGTCATATCAGCAACAGATTTGCCTTCTAAAGAATCTTCAATTTCTTTTTTAGATGCCAAGTTGCCGATAGAGTCAAGAATAATAATGACTCTATCACCCTTAGTAATACTTTGCAATTGATTCATAATATCATGTTTCAATTCTTCAACGTCAGTGATAGGTGTGTGTAGAACTCTGTCTGTGTCAATGTTGAAGGTTTCAAAATATTTTTGTGGTGTACCGAATTCAGAGTCGTAAAAAAGTACAACAGCATCTTCATATTTTTTCATATAAGCTGATGCCATTAATAATGCAAATGCTGTCTTAAAGTGTTTCGATGGTCCAGCAAACATCGTAAGACCTGGTGTTAGTCCACCATCAAGTGAACCCGAAAGTGCCACATTAATCATTGGCACTTCAGTGCGAATCATATCTTTTTCTGTAAAAAACTCAGACTTCGCAAGAATGGAAGTCTCTTTTATCGTTGAACTTTTCTTCAATTTTTCCAATAAACTCATGGCATTTCTCCAATATTAACAATCTTTGATTTAGGTATTACTTCATTATCATCTTTAGTAAACAATTCTACACTAGGTGCTGTCGAATTGTCAATCTTTTTCTTTTTAATTGCCTTTTTGCTTTCAGTAGGAGTTTCTTTATTCTCTTTTAATTTTCTATACGTTTGATTTGAAGCTACCAAAAGAAGAATTGCAAGAGGATCAAAAACAACAATAATGATCATTATAACTGCACGTACAGCTTTATCTATGAAATTTGGATCATCTTTTGTGTATAAAGCCTCGGCAATATACTTGATGGGACCAATTTCTGCCGCTAACTTATTTTCTTCTGAAAGTAAAGGCAATTTCTTTTCGTTGATTTCTTTTAATTCTTGTTGAGCTTCCTGTATTTGTTTATCAATTTTTCTTGATGCTGTTGCAGGATCACCAGCTCTTTTAAGTAAGTAATCAAGCCGTTCTTTAACAATGTTTTCTTGTTGTTGTAATGTTTTCAGTTGAACTGTATTCGCACCTAAAACAACATTCGTTTCCAAATGTGCCTTCGATAGGTAACCAAAAATGCCCATCGAGGTGATCAACATCAACAATAAAACTGCAACAAAAAAATAATAACGCATTAAACGTATAGTTTCGTTCCAGTTATTATACAACCAAGAAACAGTTACTAATTTTGCCAATTCTAAAGTTGACCCCATGATGACGATAGGCCAAAACGAACCTGGAAATATTTGAGCCAATCCTATTACAGAATAATAGGCAGCAACACCAGATAAGGCTATTGCTGTTAGAAATGGAAAAATTACTTGTAACATTATCCAAAGAAACTTTCTATAGAATTTTGTTTTTCGACTTGCCAACTCAAACAATCTAAAATAACTTTGACGGGTTCGACAAACGCTTTATTAAACTGTGTTTCATAATCAATATAGTCATCCAAATTAAATTCTTTTGGTAATCTACCAGGATAAGAAATCACATCTTCTTTAAAATGATTTGGCACTTTTAGATAGGTAAATTTGAGTTTCTCACCTTCTTGTATCAAAGGATACTTTTTAACCAAATCATATTGTTTCAGATAGTGATTGTAAAGAATTGCACCACGAACATGAATAGGTGTACCTTTCTTATACATCATAACAGAATCGGAGTATTCAGTCAAGCCATTCAAACCTCTAGGAAAAGAAATATCTTCAGGTGGTAACTTTTTGAATTGTTCTCTGAAGTTTAAAATAAACTCCTGAACATCTGTTTCTGTTCCCTTCATCATCAACTGAATAACTTCTTTCATCTTCTCACGAATCGCAGCAGGCGTAGATGATTTGACCATCTCAAGACCCATCACTTTGATTTGTGGTTCTTTATATTGAACACCTTCGTTGTTGTACACATTCAGAATGTATCGTTTCTTTGCGGTCCAGATTCCTTTGTCAGAAAGTCCTTCACGTTTCATTTGCATTTTTTGGGAGTACGCATGAACATACGCAGCAAGGTCTTGATAGCTCTTATCAATAAAAGGTTGTATTTTCTGTTCGCAGACTTTATCCATGAAGGAGATGATTGCATTAGGATCCGATTTATCTTTATACACCGTATTAACAAGCTCACCAAGGCGGAGATAAATCGAATCTGTATCTGAGGCGATAACGTAATCTTCATTGTTCGTTTTTAATAATTTATTCAAGTAACCATTTAATGCTTTTTCAATCCAACGAATACTTAGTTGACCAGCCGTGGTGACACCCAAGGCCATACGCAAATCATAAAACCGAAAATATTGAGAACCCAAAGCACCATAAGCACTATTGAGTGATACCTTTTTAGCTAACTGTAGATTATCGTATCTAGCAACAAGGTTTTTAATTTCACGTTTCTTAGATTCATCAGTTTCATTTTCATAATCTTGTTTTGATTTCAACATCAACTTTTTAAATTTCTTTCGATCTTCATACATTTCTTCCAACATCTTAGGAAGAAAACCTTGTATGTCAGTTCTAAAAAATTGTCCGTTAGGAGTTAAAGTAACATCGCTCAATTTACTAGTATCTATGTCACCATTAATTAAACGATCAACTGTCACAACTTGTCCTAAAACACCACGCATTTCATCTGTGTATTCTTCAGGATCAATCAATGTTTCAGGTGAAATGTTATACTGCATCATCAAATGCGGATACAGAGAATTCAAATCGAATGATGCGACCCAATCATGTGCGCCAACTTGTGGTTCTTTTACATATGCACCTTCAAAAGCTTCAGTTTTATTTTTTATAATTTTTGGTGGTACAATAATATTTTTCTCAAACAAGTAAGAATAGATTAGAGAATCCCACATTCTTGTTTGTGCAAAGATATCTTCATAGTTTGTTTTTGTGTCATATGCCAAAGTCAAACCAAGTTCAATCAATTTCAATTTGTTTTCAAGTTCAATGACAAGTTCAACGTCAACAATGTTATACTCAATAAACTTTTGGAAGTTTAAACGATAAAGTTGGTGAAGATTATCATACTCCGAATAATCAATCTTCTTCTTACCAAGTTCTACGTGAGCAATATTATCAAGGCGATATGATTCTTGTGATTTTCCACCAGGCGCATACCACTTGTATAGTTCAATGTAGTCGAGTACAGCTATACCTGTTAGATCGTAAGAGGTCACATTTTTACCACGAATAACTTTCTCACGAGCATAAACATTATTCCAAGGTGAGAGTTTTCGAGTATTATCTTCACCTAGAATACGATTGAAACGATTCACCAAATAAGGAATATCAAAGAACTTAATGTTCCAACCGGAGACAACATCGGGAGAATCTTTTTCCCAATCAGTTAGAAATGTTTTACACAATGTATATTCATCACGGCATTTAATGTAAGTTACATTTTTACCTTTATTTGTTTCATCTTTTTCTTTATCATACTCACCGCAACCATAAACAACCATGTCACCATTCAAACTACGAATAGCGATAGCAGTAATTGGTTCAGTAGCTTTATATGGATCTGGAAAACCATTTTCTGATCCGACCTCAATATCGATAATACTTATTTTGAGTTCATCGATATTCCAGTCAATCATTCCTGGTTGTGTTTCAGCAATGAAGGCATATTCAAAACTAGAGTTACCAAATATTTTAAAGTTTTGTACATCTTCATATTTTTTGGCGAAATCTCGAGCTGAACGCATATTCTCAAACTTTTTAGGTTCGAGATTATCTCCAGAGAGCGTTTTCCATTCTGTGTTTTTATTGACGGGCAAAAACAAAGTCGGAGCGTATTCGATTTTCATCTTAACTCTCCGACCGTTCTTTACACCTCGAAACAGAATATTACTTCCGTATGTTGATACGTTGGTGTAGTATTGTTTCATTTAAGAAATGCTAGATGCGATTTGAATACCCGATCCAAAAATTCTGTTATATTGATTTTCAAGGTCAACAATTGGACTATTGATAGTAAGAATATCACTATTTTTTATTACAATTCCAGTTTTAAATTCTTCACTATACTCTAAGAAAGGAGAGAAAGCAATACCACCTTCTTGATTGGAAGCTGATGGAGGAATAGAAACCACTTGCACAGGTTCTTTTATAATAACACCGATATCACCCTCATCTAAAACTTTTGCTAACACCGTGTGATTTGTTTTGAATGTAATTAATTTTATTGTCATTATACTTTGATCTCCATTTTAGAATCATATACATCAAGCGTCAGCCAACGCTTGGGAAAGAGCATCTCTCTACCCACAAAGTCTTTCATATCATAGGTTGGATCATCAACCAAGCCAATGAGCTCAACCTTATCATCATAATCCCGATAAAAGAGATCATACTTATAAGCCTTAGGAAGTTTTGTGTTATCACTCAACAGTTTTTTGATTACTTCGTTTAGCATTTATTGCTCCTCACTTATTAATAAATTTAGTAAAATCTGGTGGTTGCCAACCTTCGGGTTTCAATATCTTACCATCTTCTCTTTTTAAAATCTTCTGAGTTTTCCTATCAATCTTTCTTAGATTACTTAAGGCACCCTCATCCCAGATTCTTTCACAACTCCAACCTCTAGATAACATATAACCAACGATGACCCATATTGTATCAAAACATGCGTCAATTGTCAAGACATCATCGGTTAATTGCCTAGCATCTAATAGTTCTTGGTATTCTTCTCTAATCAAATTCAAGTACAACTCTGCCTGTTCGTTATTATCTTTACCAACAGTTTGTTCTCCAGCCAGCATAAACGTTGCCACATCCGTGAATACTTTAGTCATAGTATTTTCCTCATTTCAGATTCATAAGTTCTTTGCCTCAATTCAGAAGAACTAAATCTATGTGTCCTTGAATTATAATATGTTTTTATTCCTCTTACATCACATATATCTTTTCCTGTTAAATGTTTATCTTTATATTCTTCACCACAAATTCTGATAGTGATAGGAAGAAACATTAACAAATCTTCTAAATCTTTTTCCGTTTCATACACAATAATCTCATCAACAAATTCAACAGCAGATAATTGGACAAACCTTTCTACGATACTTTGAACTGGTTTATTTTTTGTTCCTGGTCTATCAACGGTTGGATCAGTTTGTAATCCTACAATTAGATAATCACAAATTTGTT